AACATTAATCATATTTTCTTTAGCATGCTCACTACAATATAAAACTTTTGTTTCATTTGGTAAATTAAATGATGCACCTTTTTTACAATTTTCAAATTTACATTTTACACCCATTTTAATTATTATATAATTAATTATATTTATTAATTCAATTTTTTTTATAATATTTCTAGAATTTATCAAATAACCACTTAATAAATACTGCATCATTCATAGGATAAAATATAGCCTGCCATGAACGTTCAAAATAATGTGCTACTTCATCATTAGGATGTTTAAATTCTTTTAATAAATTTTCATAATATTCTTTAGGATGATTTAATATATGTTTTTTGCTAATACCTAAAATTCCTAAAAAATTAATATATTGTGTATGTATATTATTGAAATGATGATCATACCATTTACCAAAAGGTCTTATTTCAGATAAATTTAATTTACATTCAGCATTTTTTTTTATATTTTCATTACTAGTTGAACACCAATGATCTAATTGAAAATCATATAAGTCATCTCTAATATTATCAAATTTAGATGATAAAAAAACAGTATTTTTATGTTTTTCAACTAAATAAATTTGTTCTTTAGCCATATTAAATTTATGTGCAGATATAATTGATCCAGGTAAAAAAATTGTTAAATCAGCTAAATTATTATAACTTAAAACAATATGATATAAATAAACATATGCTTCTTTTCCAATATTTTCAATATTTATAATTTTCATATTATCAGATTTATAAAAATCATTATTTTTCCCTGAATTATAACAAATAACAGGATATTTATTAAAAGGTTTATCTTTTAACCATTCTAAACTTTCATTATATCTTGCAATAACTATTTCAATATTATTTTCACTATTAGAAAATAATTCATAACAAAAATAAAAATATAAATAAATTAAAATTAACAATAATATTAATTCAAATTTCATATATTAAATTAGATAATAAATTATTTTAAAGTTTATTTTTGTAATTAATGTATATTAATTGATTATGTTTATTAAAGCTAAAAATGAGTTAAAAAAAAATGATAATCAATTACAAATTATCAAGGAATCACAAACTCTTGATAAAAAACATAAAGAAATTATAAAAAATTTTCAAAGTGAAAAAAATAATTTAATTCAAATTGATGATGAATTACAAAAAATAAATGATGATATTATAAATTTAGATAAAATTAGAAATAAATTTACTATTGATGAATTAAAATTACGGTCGCAATTATTAATTAATAAAGATAATTTAGAATTATCAAAAAAAATTATTAATAATAATTTTAATGAAATGGATTATTATGATAAAACTGGTGATTTATTAATAAAATATTATGAATTAAGAGATGAAACAAAAAATCAAATAAAAGAATCTAGAAATATTATGGAATTTTTAGGAAAAAAAAAAATAAATAATAACCCTACAGATATTAATATTAATCGTGCTGATTTATTTGAAAAATATTGGAAACGAATAGAAGGTGTTAGAATAAATTTTGATGATGGTTCTAATCGTATTAAATATTGTAAAGAGTGTAATATAGAAAAAATATTAGATTATAGTATTTCTTCATATGTATGTCAATGTTGTGGTGATATTGAAGAAATAATTTTAGATGAAGATAGACAAATAAAAGATTATTCACCTTATCGAAGAATAAATCATTTTAGGGAATGGTTAAATCAATTTCAAGCAAAACAATCACCAGAAATACCTGAAGAAGTGTATAAAGATATTATATCAGAATTAAATAAAAATAGAGTAACTGATTATAATGAATTAAATAAAAAAAAAATGAAAATTATATTAAAAAAATTACAATATAATTCATATTATGAACATATTCATTATATTATTAATAAATTAAGTAATTTACCACCACCTAAAATAACAAGAGACATGGAAAAAATTTTTATTAAAATGTTTACATTAATTGAAATACCTTGGGAAATATATAAACCAAAAAATAGAAAAAATTTTCTATCTTATTCCTATGTTTTATATAAATTTTGTGAATTATTAGAATTGGATCATTTATTAGATTGTTTTACTTTACATAAAGATCCAAATAAATTAATAGAAAATGATGAAATATGGAAAAAAATTTGTCAACATTTAAATTGGGAATTTATTTCCTCATTTAAATAAACATAAATTAAAAGCTTTATATTGTAAAGAAAATATACAATATATATATCAATCCTTGGTAGATGAAAGGTCTGATATTCAATTATCTATCTTGTTTAATCTGGCGTGATGCAACAAGATTGTGGTACTCAGTCTTAATAGACTTTTGAGTCTGGTTACTTGACCAATCATTAGTGAAAGGGTCACGTCTCCAGTGTTTTTTTCTATCTGTCAATGTAAGATGAGCATAGTTGCTATCTGACATGTTTCTAACATGTTCAGAAGCTTCTTGAAAGCTCATAAGATTGGCAGAAGGTCGTGAGTCAACTCTTCTAACAACTCTCCTAGAGTCATTATCTTCAGACAAAGGTCTCTTTTCAGTAACAGACTGAATAACAGCTGACATTTTTCTGAGGTTTTATAATGCTCCAATATGATGGTTAAAATTTAAATTTTCAATTTTTTTTTATAATGGTATAGCTATGTAATCATCTAAATAAGGTAGTAATCTTAAAATTTTATAATTTAAAGACTCTAATAATTGAAATGATTTAGGTTCATTAAAAGTTATTATATCATTATGTTCTTCTAATATAATAACAGGTTTATTATTAGTAATTAATTGAATTGCACCAATTAAAACTTGATATTCATATCCTTCAACATCAATTTTAATATAGGATATTTTTTTATCAAAAATAATATCATCTAATCTTATTTGTTTAACAATTTCACATCCATTATTATTAATTTTTTTTATTGAATTATGAACAATATTTTTATCACATGATATTTTTACATAATTATTTTCATTACCAACAGCATTTCTAAAAGTTATAATATTATTAATTTTATTTTTTTGAATATTTTTATTTAATATATTATATATTTTTTCTTGTGGTTCAAATGAAAAAACTTTTTTAAATTTTTTACTCATATATATACTATGATAACAAATATTTGCACCTACATCAATTGCATATTCATCTTTATTTGAAAATTTATTAATAAAATATCTTAAATATTCATCTCATATATATCCATTTTGTATACTTTTTGAACCAATAGAAATATCATCTGGTATAACATAATAATACTCATCTTGAATTTTACATAACTTTAAATTATTTTCTATAATACATTGAGATTTTGAAAATAAATGTTTTATTCTATTAGTGATATCAAATATAATATTTTTATAAATAAAGTAATTATAAAATTTTAAGAATTTAATATTAAATATAATTAACAAAATATAAAATATTATCATTTTATAATTAAATAGATATTAAAAAAAAATAAAATTAAAATCTAATATTAATAATAATGAATCATTTATTATATAATATAGCTATAGTAATGTTATTAATTGGTACAATAATTTTAACATCTTATATAACTAAAGCATATCATAAACCAAAATGTCCTAAACAAAATATTATTAAACAAAAAACAGATATTTTAGATGATCAATTTGATGCTAGACCTACACAAATATTTGATGCAATGTTTACTAAACCAAGTTTATGGCAAGGATATGAAACATTACAAATTTTAAAAAATAAATAAAATCTAAAGTAATTTAATGTTTAATAATATTGAGGAAACAAATAATTTATCCATATTTTTACAACAAATTTTTGTAATATTTTTTTTAGCATTACCAATAATGTTTGTTGATATAAAGATCCAACAAATAAGAAATAAAAATAAAAATTTAAAAATAACTTATAGAGTATTTTTATTAATATTACAAAATTTAATAGCAGCAGGTTATATATATTTTTTAATGAAAAAAGTAAATTTTATTGAAAGACATTTCCAATCAACATCAGCAGGAATGTTTTTCCCTGGGTTTTTCTTTAGTATGCAAGGTAATATGTTTAGTGAAATACAAAATTTATTTAAAGATATTTAATTATAATAATTATATGTCTAATAAAGTAGATTATTTAACAGAAGATACTATTAATCCTACTAGTCAAAATTATGTATGTGTTTCATTTTTTAGTAAAAATTATGTTAAACAAGCTATTGATAATAATAATGAATATAGAAATGAGGAAGATAAAGAAACATATTCAACAGATAATAATATTTTAGCATTTAAATTTAGAGGTGCTTTTGATACTTATCATGAAGCTTGCACACATGCAAAAAAATTAAGAGATGTAGATCAATATCATAATGTATATGTAATGGAAAGTGGTAAATGGTGTGCTTTTATGATTGATGATAGTGATAAATATGTAAAACAAACAGAACATGCAAATGAAGAATTAAATGATATGATGAAGAAATATAATGAAAATCAAATTAAAGCTAAATTATATCATGAATATAGAAAAAATCAGATGGTTAAAGAAAGTTTGGAAGAAAATTTATTAAATAGACGTTCAAATATGGAAGAAACAAATAATCAATTATTAGAAGAAACAGATAAAGAAGAAAGGAAAAAAATAAAAGAAAAAAAAGAATTAATCGAAGAACAAATACAAAAATTAGAAGAGAAAAAGTTAGAAATAGAAGAACAATGTAAAAAACTTGAACAACAATTAAAAATAAATTAAAAAATATAATATCTTTAATAATATAATGAAGATATTATTTTTAATAGTATTAATATTATTAATAACAATAGCATGTAAATATATAATTATTTTTTCTGAATTTATGAGTAATTCTGATAAAATTATTTATAAATCATTTTGGACAGATGATCACGCTAGTTTTAGTTCTTATTTTGAACAAATATTAAGTGATAAGGTTTTAAAAAAATATGATAAAATTATAATTTTTTCTGTAATGGGTGATGGACCATTTATAAAAGAACCAAATACATTATATATACATTATTCCGGTGAACCATTTTATAATTTTAATTCAAATTATGATATTTATTTAATAGGAGATAAAACTGATTATAAAAAAAAAATAATAAGTGTACCATTAGCACAATTAATATGTACTTTAGAAAAACCAATAGTAAAAATTTTAAAAAGCAGAAGATTATTAGATAAAAAAACAAAATTTTGTTGTTTTGTAAATTCAAATCCAAATGGTAAAAAAAGAAATGAATTTTTTTTTAAATTAAATAAAAGGAAAAAAATAGATGCAGGAGGACCTTTATTTAATAATATAGGTTTTTATGCACCACGTGATAATGAAGGTTATAAAAATTTTGCAAAGCAATATAAATTTCAAATATGTTTTGAAAATACTTCATTAGATTATTATTTAACTGAAAAAATAATTAATGCTTATATCAATAATACTATACCAATTTATTGGGGATGTCCACAAGTAAAAGAAATATTAAATGAGAAAGCTTTTTTATATTTACCACCAGATGCAACTGAAAAAGATATGGAGAATTTAATTAAAAAAATATTAGAAATAGATAAAAATGATAAATTATATGAGCAAATATATAATGAACCTTTAATTATTCATGAAAATTTACCAAAGTATTTAGATTCAGAATATACAAAACAACAAATTGATAATTTGTTATCATTATAAATATTAAATATTATAATCATTTATAACAGTAAATGCATTTGAATTAGAATGATTTATATCATGTAATTCATTAAATTCTTCTTCCAAATAATTTATTCTATCATCAATCTTTATTAAATTTAATTCCATTTCTTTAATTTTATTTTGTAATTCATTTATTTTTTCTTTATAATAATTTAATTCATCCATTTTAAAATGTGTTTGCAAATCAATACAAATAATATATATAAACATTATTGAATAATAGAAATAATGAGAATCGAAAGATAATAAATTAAAGTAATTAATCATTAAATGAATAATTACAATAAAACTTTATATCATTTTACTTTATCAACTATAATTTTAAATGAATTTTTTTTTAAACTAGCAGAAGGATCAAATACTATTAAACGTTTATCATAATTATCATCATATAATTTATTATGTGTTTTTAAGAATTTCTCAGAGCCTAAACTAAAATCAGGTACAGGTTTTGCTTTATACCAAAAAACTTTATCTGTAATATTTTTACTATGAACACGATTATTAATAACCATAACACCATAATCTTCAGTGATTTCATTAAATACTTGTTGAAAAATATCAAATGTTGGAAACATACCAGCATAATGATCATATAATCTTTTTCGATTTGAAGTCATATCTTCAGCTAATAAAAAAATATAATCAAAATTACTTCTTAATTCAGGTGGAATACCTAAAGAGAATTGCATAGTTAATATAAATGATAAATGATGATGTCTTCCATTAAAAAATAATTCTAAAATATTTGGATCTTTTAACCATGAACCTTTAGAACTCATACAATCATCCATAATTAACATTAACCGATCATCTAATTCATTTTTATTATTTTCAATTCTTTCTTTATTAATATTATTTAATAAACTTTGTCTTTGATATATTTTATTTAAAATATCAGAATCATATTCAGAATAAATATAACTATCTGGAATAAATTTAGAATAAAATTTATTTAATTTTTCAGTTCGACTAATAGCAATTGCAGCTGGTATTTTTCTTAAATGATATAAAATTTCTCTTGTTAAATAAGATTTACCACTAGCTCTTTTAGCAATCATTGCCATAGTAGCATGCTCACACATATCAGAAATATTAAATTTTTTTATTTGTAAATGAATACCGCCAAATCGAATATCTTTTGTACTCATTCTATACAATATAAAAAGAAAAAAAAATTTTAAAAATCCGGTGGACCAATAAAAATATCATTAAAAACTTTATTATTTACAGGTGAATCAAGAGATAAATTTTCTTTAGAAGATATAATTGATTTCATATTATCAATACATTCTTTATAATTATTATCTTTAATTAATATAATTAAAATTGAAGAAATTAAAGGTATTTTAATTTTATCATATAAACTAATTCTATTTTTATTTTTAAATTTTATATCATCATTATGCTGTAACCATAAAATTAGAAGAAAAACTAAAAGAAAAATTATAATATTTTTAATATCCATTAAAATAAATAAGAAATAATTATTTTCTAATTAATATATATAATGCAAACTAGTTTAAAAAGTGAAGATCCTGATA